TACAGACGTTGATAACTTAAGAATTAAAGATAAAAATATTGAACTTGCTATTACAAGTGATAGTACAGTATTACCAGATGCAGATGTTAATGACGCAGGTATTATTGTTAAAGCAAATCCAGACGACAAAGAATTTATTTGGAAACTGGCAACAAACGCATTTACATCAAACGTATTCTTTGATTCAACAGCAGGTTATAAGATTAACGGCAACACAGTTATATCAGGTACAACATTAGGAACAATTACAAGTGCTCCACAAATGCAAACACTTGGTACACTTACAGCATTAGGTGTTGACAACGTTGAAGTTGATGGACAGAAAGTTTCATCAAACGTAGGTAACTTGCAACTTGAAGCCGCAACAGGCGTAATTGAAATACTTAACACTAATAAGATTTCAGGATTAGGCGAACCAGTTGCAGGATCAGATGCGGCAACTAAAAATTATGTAGATACTGCTATTGACGGCGAAGGCGTTGCAATGGCACTTGATATCACAGGCATGGGTTACAATCCAGGTGCAGGAGGCGGAGCGCCTTTTGGTGCTAAACTTGTTACACTGCTTGAGGAGATTGTTCCATCAAGTACAAAAGTAAACGGAACACAAGCAAAAATTCATGCAACTGACCAAACATCAGCAAGTGCTACATTGACAGCAAGTGCGTTGAATACAGGGTTAGATGAAACTACAGTAGCAGTTGATAAAACAGTTACAGTAGCAACAAGAACAGTTGCGTCTATTACTAAAGGTACATTAACTATCTTAACATTAGATGCAGTTCATGGATATGATGCAGGCCGTAATGTAACAATTTCGGGTGCATTAGGAGTTACAGCAATTAATGGTACATACGCTATTAATAGGATTGTAAGTTCAACAGAAATAGAGATAAACTTAGATACAAGCAGTGAAGTTGGTACATATACAGCGGATAGTGCGAGTGTATCGAGGGTAACAGAAACAGGGCAGGAAAACGAGACCGTACTAAAAGATGTACAGTTTAGTGACGTAACAGGATCGGTTTCACTAACAGTTAACAGATACGTATTAACATGTACTGTAACTGCTGGTGCCTGGGTTTATACCAGCGGAGTAAGTTCGACGGTATAACGATAAATACTAACAATGAAGGGGTAATATACTATGGCATACATTATTAACAAAACCGACGGTAGCCAGATTGCAGTAGTTGAAGACGGTACAGTCAATCAAACTACTGATCTTAAACTTGTTGGTAAAAATTACGCTGGTTATGGCGAGATTCAGAACGAAAACTTCGTTCATTTGCTTGAGAATTTCTCAAGTGCGAATGCTCCGTCCAGAGCAATCAGCGGACAACTTTGGTTTGACTCAGGAACGAGCAAATTAAAGTTCTATGACGGAACAAAATTTAGAACAACTGGTGGAGCAGAAGTAAGTGCAAGTCAACCATCAGGACTAACTGAAGGTGACTTTTGGTGGGATAACGCAAACAATCAGTTGTATGCGAACACTGGTGCAGGCTTTGTACTAATTGGTCCACAATCACAAGGCGCTACAGTTACATCATTTGTAACTGATTCAGTAACAGACATTGCAAATGTACAAAGAACAGTAATCAAAGGTACTATCAATGATGAAGTAGTAGTGGTATTAAGTGCCGCTGACTTTACAATCGACGGAACTGTCCCTAACAATGCCATAACAGGGTTCGACGTTATTCATCAGGGTATGACTTTAAAGAATACTACTAATGCACAACAAGGTGTTACTTCAACAGGACATAGATTCTGGGGTACAGCAACAAACGCAGATAAATTAGGCGGACGTTCAGCAAGTGAATATGTTGTATCAATTCCAGGACAAGAAAGTTCATTTAACGAAGTTGTAAGATTTGCAGATGCAGGATTTACAGTTGGTGATTCAAATGACTTATCAGTTAAAATTGAAAACGGTAACCAAGCAGTTATTAGTAACGATGTTGGTACTGTAATTAGATTTAAAGTTGATAATGCATCAGCACAATCAACAGAGCCAGTACAGTTTAAAGCAGAGGGTATTTTCCCAGGTGCTAATACAACTTTTGACATTGGTTCAAGTGCATTAAAATTTAGCAACATGTGGGCAACTACATTTAACGGTACGGCAACTTCTGCTAACGCAATGGTTGTTGGATCTAATAACAGAACAGCAAGTACTTCAGCAACTAACGACACAGTAGCAGTTAGAGATTCAAGCGGTGACTTGTTTGCTAACAACTTCCAAGGTGTTGCAAGTTCGGCAAAATACGCTGACTTGGCAGAGAAATATACTACAGACGATCAGTATCCAGTAGGAACTATTATGACAATTGGTACAGATGAAGGTAGTGAAGCAACTTGGTGCCCAATGACAGAGATGCCAATTGGTGTTATTAGTACTAAACCAGCATACTTAATGAATGCAGACGCAGAAGGACAAGCGATTGCACTTAAAGGTAGAGTACCAGTAAGAGTTATAGGACCTGTTAACAAAGGTGACAAACTATACGTAGGTGCTAACGGTACTGCACAAAAAGCAGACGAAGGCGACTTGGTTGGTATTGCTTTAGAATCAAATGATAGACACGAAGAAAAATTAGTTGAAGCGTTCTTGAAAGTATAAGAGGAAGTAACAAATGGCAATAATTACAGCGGCAAGATATAACTCGTTACAAGCAACAGTTGAAAACATAATGGGTAATGGTGCGGGTCAGTTCGGTTATGGACAGACTTTAGCGTCATCACAGGTTGCGGCGGACACTGTAATTGATTCAGGACACATGTCCACACTTTACACAGATTTAATTAATGCAAGAGTACACCAAGTAGGTAGTGTTCCTAATTCAGTTGCAACGGTAAGTGCAGGTGATGTTATTGAGGAAGATGCTACAGACACAGGTACTGCAAGAGGTATTTTACAATACGAAGATTTAGCAAGTACTGTTGAAACTGACAAAGCATTAATTTATACTGCTGATACTTCACAAAGTACAATCACTGCAAACAAAACAAACAGTTCATCAACTAATGCATGGGCAGGAGTACGTGACCATATTGTTACAGTAACGTTTGCAACAGCAGATGCACGTAGACACTTTTTTAATGCAGGCGGTGAAATTAGATTTACTGCTGACTTAGATCCAGCGGCTTCAAATGGTAAGAACAACGATTGGAACTCATTGTTAGCAAACATGGGAACAGTTACATTTAAATCAAATAACTGTCCATCATTAGGTTCAAGTCCAGGAACAAGTTTCAATATTGGTAACTTTGACATGACTGCTACAGACCAACTTGTATTCCAAAAAGATGGTACAGGTGTATATGCAGAAAACGATTACAATATTAAAGCAAAAGAACTTAATTCAACTACAATACAGTTTACTATTCAATTTAGAGATGATGACGTAGGTGATGACACAAACAACGATGGTGCATTCAACCCACAAGATGAATCAGTAACAGGTACATTACAAAGTGTGGTTGGAGAAAGACTACCTACAGGGTCAAGAGTTTCTTTAACTTCCCCAACATTTAATACCACAAATACTCTTTAATACCTTAGTACGTAGTAAATATTACTATGGACGAGAAACTATCAAAAGCCTTAGAATTTGGAAACTATTCTGCAACTCTTAATAACCAAAGAAGAATGTTGAAAGAAAAGTTTGCTACAGAGTCAATGTATTTCTTTGCAGGTGGACAATTTACAATTACTAAAGAGTTGATTAACTATGTTTACACATTAAAATCAACAGAGCAAGATTCATTTGTATTAATTGATGATACAGATACTCCGATCTTAATTGAAGACATATCAGACTTTTACAATAATATTACAGACAAATACTATGTTGCACTAAACAACTATCACAAAGATTACAGCAAACTTGAAAAAAGTAGATCTGTAGACGGATTGGTGGAATGAGCAGTGGAGTACTATTATTTGCATTTAATAATGAGCAAGTGGATTATGTATCACAGGCTCAGTACCTTGCAAAAAGAATACGCAAATATTTAGACTTACCAACTACACTTGTAACAGATGATGTAGAACGTGTTGTAAAATTTTACAACGGAAAAGAAGTGTTTGACGAAATTCTTTCTTCGTCTATAGAACAAAAAAATCACAAAACATATCACGACGGAAGTTTATCTAAAAAAGTATTAGAGTTTAAGAACTTTAATAGAAGTGATAGTTACGATATAAGTCCTTATGATAGAACTCTTGTGTTAGATACGGACTACATTATAAGTAACGACTTACTTGCACAAGCAATGAAGTTACCACATGAACTAATGATGTATAAAGACAGTATGGATATTAGTGGTTGGCGTGATACAAGTGAGTTTAAATTAATTAGTGAAACATCAATAGACTTTTGGTGGGCAACTTGTATTATATTTGACAAGTCAGAACGTAATAATGCTTTCTTTGATCTTGTAAAACACATAAAGAAAAATTACGAACACTATCGTAACCTATATCAAGTTACAACAACAGTATTTAGAAATGATATTGCATTTAGTATTGCAAATAACATCATGGGTTATACAAAAGAACTGCCGGGCAAAATGGTTTATAGCACAGGCAAAGATATATTACAAGAAATTAAAGACGATGAATTAACTTTACTTGTTGAAAAACAAGATCGTGTAGGAGAATATACACTAATAAAGTCAAAAGGTATAAATTTGCATGTAATGAATAAGTTTAGTTTAGGAAGGGAGATTACAAATGCCTAATTTTACTTTCCTTGCACAAAACAGCGAATACAATTACATACGTCAAGCAGAACTATTAGCATTAAGCATTAGGAAAACTAATCCAGATAGTAAAATTTGTTTAATTACCAACGATGATGTAGAACAAAAAGAATTGTTTGATGACATTGTACCTATACCATGGGAAGATAAAGCAGAAGAACACAAGTGGAAAGTACAAAACCGTTGGAAGATTTACCATGCTTGTCCATATGATGAAACTTTTGTATTAGACACAGACATGATTGTATGTCATGACCTAACACACTGGTGGAACCTAATGCAAAATTACGAAGTTTTTTACACAACAAACGTTACAGATTATAAACAAAGTAAACTTAATGTAACATATTATAGAAAAATGTTTGAAGCAAACAACTTACCAGACATTTATGTTGCACTACACTATTTTAAGAAGTCTGACTTTGCAAAAAAGTTTTATGAAGCGTTAGAATACACAATGAAAAATTGGGAAGAGTGTTATACAAAGTATGCACCAAAGAAAATGCAAAAGATTGCCAGTGTAGATGTGTGTACAAGTATTGCAATTAAGATGTTAGGTGTAGAAAACAAAGTTACAAACAAGACTTTAGCATTTCCTACGTTCGTTCATATGAAGCCTTATGCACAAACTTGGAATACACAAACAAAGAAGTGGCAAGATCGTGTAGGTTGTTTTGTTAATGACGATGCACAGTTAAGAGTAGGCGGGCATTTACAAGACACAGTGTTTCATTATACTGAAAAAGATTTTACGGATAGATTTTATGACAGATATGCACAAAGATGAAGTACAAACATATATAGAGTTTGATCCTAAGACAGGAAACATTCAAACTATTACCTCCTATCCTCAGAACCAACACATAGAAGTTAATCCTGATGATGTAAAAGGATTATTAGATGGCTCAGAAAACTTCTTACACTACAAAGTACAGTTCAACCCAACTTCAACCATGTATGAACTTGTCAATGTGTATGATGAAGAACGTTTCGAATACAATGTACACAACAGCATATACAAAGTACCTACAGATATTGAAGCAGACATTAATATTATAAAAAATTACAAAACAAAAACATGGCAACTACAGTTTGGCAAACTATTTTCCAAAACATTAGAAAAGAATAGTGTAACATTACAAACTGTTAAAAATTTTAGCGTAGTTGCTAAGAACGATCCTTATAAACTACATAGAACATTACGATTTAATTTAGCAGATACAAATTTAGACTTGCAATTTGATCAAGATGATGCTATAATAACACAATACGACTTATATACTAACAAGTTGTTCAACAGTTACAGCACAGGAGTCATTAATGATTAAGATTGCAGAACAAGATATTATTTTTTTAAGTTACGATGAGCCTAATGCTGAAGAAAACTGGGCAGACTTAAAAAGAAAAGTGCCGTGGGCAAAACGTGTACATGGTGTAGAAGGTAGTGATGCCGCACACAAGGCATGTGCAGACTTATCAGAAACTAAACACTTCGTTACAGTTGACGGAGACACTATTGTTGATCCTAAATTTATAGAAGTAGTATTAGACTTAGACAAGTTAGGTGTAGATGACGACTATCAGTTTAGTTGGTGTGGTAAGATTGACGTCAACGGACTAATGTATGGTAACGGTAGTTTAAAAATGTGGACTAAAGAGTTTGTTAAGAATATGAAAACTCATGAAAACACAGATGGTTCTGATGATACACAAATAGAATTCTGTTACTTTGACAACTATTATCAACTCAACGAAAATTATAGTAAAAGTATTATTACTGCTACTCCACACCAAGCATGGCGAGCAGGATTTAGAGAAGGTGTTAAGATGTCATTGGATAGAGGAACACCTATTAATGACTTGAAAGAGTTATGGTGGCAGAATTATCATAGATTGTTAGTCTGGATGATGGTAGGTGCAGATGTTGAAAACGGTTTATATAGTATTCTTGGTGCAAGACAAGGTTGTTATAAAACAATGTGTACCGAATGGGATCATACGCAAACAAGAGATTTTTTATACTTAAATAAACTGTGGGAAGAAAGCGATTTTCACAGTGGTAATGTTGTGGATCGTATTACAGATATAGGAACTTTAATTAGAAATGAATTAGATGTTCCTCTTGCAGTACATCCATATGATAATGAACAAAGTGAATTTTTTAAAACTGTTTACAAAAATAGTGATAGGGTGATTAGACGAAAATGAAAATTAGGTACTATCGAAATATCAAGGGGTGGCGTTGGTTAGGATTTTTTCTTGCCATGGCATCTGCTTATATTTTAAGTAGTGGTAATCCTGACTACCAAGTTATGGGTTGGAGTGTTGCATGTTTTAGTTGTGGCATTTGGATTTACATGGGTTGGAAAGACGGAGATACACCACGTGCATTGATGGAACTGTTTTATTTGGTACTTGCTATACGTGGAATTATTAACTGGATTCAATGAGCGAAGTAGAAAGAATAAAGCAGATAATGCCAGAGGTCGACAAGATCTCTCCTACCTTCTGCTTGGCTAAATGGCACCACGTAACAATATATTTGCAAACAGGCGAAACACACAGTTGTTATCACCCAGCACCACATAAGATTCCACTTGAAGGATTAATTGACAATCCAAGTCAACTACACAATACACCGCAAAAGAAACAAGAACGTAAACAAATGCTTGAAGGCGAAAAGCCAAGCGGTTGTCAATACTGTTGGAATATTGAATGTATGGGTAAAGACTATATTAGTGATAGGCATATTAAAACAGCAAGTATATACACACCTAAACGTATTGAAGAAATAAAAAGTAATCCATGGGATTATAATATTAATCCAGAATACATTGAAATAAATTTTAGTAATGAATGTAATTTTAAATGCGGTTACTGCCATCCTAAGTTTAGCAGTAGATACTATAACGAAATTAAAAAAGAAGGTCCATATACAGATGTATCTGCACACCGTAATGACATTGATTGGTTTGAATTATATGAAGAAGAAACTAATCCTTATGTAGAAGCATGGTGGAAGTGGTGGCCAGAAGTTAGTAAGACACTAAACATCTTACGTGTTACAGGCGGCGAACCTTTAATGCACAAAAGTACTTGGCGTTTGTTTGACGAACTTGAAGCAAATCCTAAACCACATATTCAAATTGAAGTAAACAGTAACATGGGTGTTAAGGAATCTCTTGTACACAAACTTGTAGAACGTGTAAAAGAACTTAAAGCAAAGAACTGTATAAGAAGTTTCAAATTATACACAAGCATAGATACTTGGGGACCTAAAGCAGAATACACAAGACGTGGATTAGATATTGAACTATGGGAAAAGAATTTAGATTACTATCTAACAGAACTTGGTTATCCTGTAACGTTTATGATTACATTTAACTTGTTTGCTGTAACGAGTTTTGATTTATTGCTTAATAAAATACTTGAATGGCGTAAGAAGTACACAAGATCTAATGCAGGTGTACAATGGCAAAACATTAGATTTGATACTCCTTATCTAAAAGAGCCAATACAGTTTGACATGAACATATTACCTAAGGATCAGTTTGTTCCGTACATGACAAGGCACCTACAGTTCATCGGAGACAACGTTGATGACAATGACCGCCATAAGTTTAGTTTGTTGGAGTATGAGCGTTTTAGACGTGTTGTAGACTATATGCGTACAACTACTTACGATGATAAGAAGTTAGCAATAGGACACAAAACTTTTTATAATTGGTTTACGCAATATGATAAACGTAGTGGTAGTAGTATTGTTAAAACGTTTCCGGAACTTAAAGAATTTTATGATTCTTGTAGATCTTAGAAGCAAGAATTTGATTGTGTGTTAACACAGCATTCATTTCATTTAACATTTCTTTACAGTCATCAATACTTAATAACTTAATGCTATCTAACAAGTAACGTATTTTGTTCATACGTTTTGTATGATCTTCTTCAGTATCGTAACTTTCGTCCCAAGTAAATGTTTTAAATCCTAACTCACGAATGTATTCTAATGTATAAGGTGGTGCAACGCAAACAAAAGGACGTTTATGTATCATTGCGTTAACAGTTTTCTCACTAAAGTTTCCTGTAGGCTGATAGAAACGTGTTTCGTTTGCTACAACGCAAAAACTTTTTTCATAGTAAGCAGATAAACTTGCTGGACCGTTTAGTTGTCCTATAGGCCATTTTTTATGTGCAGGGTCTATACTTTGTAATTCTGTATCAATGCTTAATGCTGGATCACTAAATGCCCAACTATAGTAACCTGGTGTATCTTGTAAGTGTTCTATTATTAAACGTCTGTGTAAACTATAACGCCAATTAGGACAAATAAAGTGTTTATCAATATTGTTGTTAACATTAACAATACCGCCGTTGAATTGATTGCGTAAAAATATATCAAAGCATTTAAGTTCAAACGGATAGTAGTCTATATGTTTGTTTACATTGTAATCACAAGTGTATACAGTAATTTCTGCATTTAATTTTTTACTAAATTCTAAAATACTATCTAATTCATCAGCACGTAATTTTTCTCCGCCTTGAAATTCGCTAAAGAAATCTCTGTTATGCTTTTTACCATCTTCGTATAATGTTAATGGTTCGTACAAATATATGTTAAGTTTTTTAAGTTTCTTTAACATTTTAGGAGTAAGAGGAAACTTATCAAAGTCTATATTATTTGTACCTGTGTATATAATAAAAGGATCTTTAGGAAACCAATGTTCAAATAGTTCAGTAAACATTGAACCTAACTTTGTAGATTTTACAGGAAGGTTACCCCAGAATATATCTTGTTTGAACATTACCAGTAAGTGCCGGTGATTTGTAAAGTGTATCTTGGATCAACTCCAATGTTGCTGGCCGCATGTGGAGTATCAGGTTGCCATAAAACATATTCACCTGCTTTCCAATTTACAAATGCTTTGCTATCTACTTCAAAGTAGTGTCCTGGTTTCCAGTCTTCTAAGAAAACAATAGCACGTCTTACTTCGTTACGTTCTTTGTTAAACACTTTACAATATGTATTATAATGATCAACGTGTGTAGGCATGATATCTAACGTATCCATTTTGTAAAATACAAAACCAGGATTATGTAAATTAAGTAATTGTGCTACTTGAATTGCATAGTCAGGCATTGTATTACGACTGTCATACATTTTGCCTGTTGTATTTTCATGCGTATAGCCTTGCTTACGCCAAGCGTCAGACTCAGCACCTGTAATAGGTTGTCTAACGTAATTGAAGTATTTGTATCCTTCGTCCCATAATACAGGACATTTTCCTTTAGTCCACATCTCTTTTTGTATCCAATGTTACGCAGTGAAATCCACCGCCAAGTGTACGTTGATGTCGCATTGGTAACATAGCACACTCTATTCCTTGGTGCTCAAGAAGGTGTCTTAGATCCTCTTGGTGTTCTTCTAATGCAACTAACTTTGTATTTACACTAAACAAGTTCATGTTAATCCACGTACTTGCATTACACCATTTAGGATAGTGGCCAATGTCTACAGGTTCAGGACACCATATAATATCCCAATTTCTAAATGGCTCAGGTAAATCTTCTCTTACTTTTATTCTACTTGGATTAACAAGTAATAACCCTTCACGTAAAAATGCAACAGTACTGTCAATATGCATGTAACTATAAACATTTTGTAATAGGTTTACTTTAGCAGTAGCACCTAAGGCACCTTGTAATAAATTTGCACCTAACTTGTTTGCACTATTACTAACCAAGTATAACAGTTGGTCGTTTGCACGAATTATATTCGCGGCATCAAAAGCAGGACTGTATTCATTAAGTGCTAAAATATCTTTATTGCCAATACATTCTTTATTGTATAATTGACTTTCGTTGAAGCAACGTATTTCTTTTGGGTTATCTAAATGATCTTCAAATGCTCTCCACTCGCCTTTTCTTGCACGTATAGGCATTGGTGTAGCAAGTGTTAGGTTACCATGTATAAACACACTGTCTCGAGGACAGTAATTATAGTAATGACAATCTGTTTTCTCTGGACGTACAACTTCTACACTTTCTGCTTGTAAAAATTTTACAAATGTTTCTAAGTCTTCATTTGCTTCTTCAATAACTTTACTTGGGTAAGGACCTTTGATAATTTCTGTTTCGTCTTTTTTATCTGCAAAATTAACACAACGTAAACTAATATCTATATCATAAGGTATCTTGGCTTTGTCTGCAATGCCAACAATTACTTTTCTAAGTTGTCCCCATTCGTTTGTGTTCATTTAAAAACCTTCATGTCTGGAAGATATGGATAATCATTACTGCTCCATTCCTTTGTTGGTTCAGTAACGTTTTCTAATTTTTCAATACCAAGTTGTGCAGTTTCTGGAGTCATATAATAATGATATCCTATGTATTGAATGTCTTGTTCGCCCCATGGCTTATCATCTGTTCTACCATCATGTGCCATTGCTTTTAATACTGCATAGTCTGTTTCATTAGGACATAATATTGCACCGCCTCTACCTAAACTTAACATTTTCTTATGTTGAAAACTCAAACACTTATAGGTGTTAGGCATGTAACTATTACGTTTGAAACTAACAGCACCGTCTATAATTCTTGTACCACCTAATACATATTCTTCATTCCAAGAAGCATCAACAAACTCCCAATCAATGTTTAACTTCATTAATGTAAATGGAATACTAATATACGTTCTTGTAGGTATCTTTACGTGGTTAGGCTTTAGATATCGTAAACAAAGTTCAATAGAATGGGTACAACTATCCGTTGCAACGGCAAATGGTGCATTATAATACTCTGCAATGCGTTTTTCGAACTCTTTCACGGTTTCAAACATACACATATTTATATGCGTAGTTAATAAGTAATAGTGTGAGTGAAATTATTAAATTATCCGTATGGTCTGAAAAATATCAAAATATTGGAGAGAACGCATGAATATAGGATTTTTAGGAGTCGGTAAACTCGGTATACCATGTGCAGAAGAAATAGTCAAAAAAGGTCATACAGTTTTTGGTTATGATACTGCTAAAATTACCAGCGAATTAATTATACAAAAGCCTACAATCAAAGATGCAGTAACTGGTGCAGACATTGTGTTTGTTGCAGTACCAACACCGCATCACGAAGATTATGACGGTAAACGTCCTACAAGTCATTTACCACCAAAAGATTTTAATTACGATATTGTAAATGATGTTCTTGAAGAAGCAGACATGCATATGACAAAGGATCAATTGCTTGTTCTTATCAGTACAGTATTACCAGGTACAACACGTAGAGAATTTGTACCACGTGTTACACATACACGTTTTGTATATAACCCATATCTAATTGCAATGGGTACTGTGGGTTGGGATATGATTAATCCTGAGATGGTAATGATAGGAACTGACGATGGTAGCGAAACAGGTGATGCAAAACAATTAAAAGAATTTTATCAAAGCATTATGGAAAATGACCCACGCTATGTTATAGGAACATATGACGAGTGCGAATGTATCAAAGTGTTTTACAATACATTTATTTCTACTAAATTAAGTTTTGTTAACATGATTCAAGATGTTGCACAACGTCAAGGTAACATTAATGTTGACGTAGTAACAAAAGCCTTAGCAGAAAGTACACAACGTATAATGAGTCCTGCATATATGACAGCAGGCATGGGTGATGGTGGTAGTTGTCACCCAAGAGATAATATTGCTTTACGTTACATGGCAAAAGAATTAAATTTAGAATATGATATTTTTGATAACATTATGAAAGCAAGAGAAATACAAGCAAAAAATCTTGCAAAGTTTGTTGTTGAAACAAAAAAGAAATATGGCGGAAGTATTTTCTTAAATGGTATATCATACAAACCAGGCGTACCTTACATTGACGGAAGTTATGCACTACTTGTTGATCACTATGTTAAGGAACTTGGACACAGTATGATTTACATTGATCCACTTGCAAGTGAAATGCCAAGTAGTCAAGTAAGCCTTGGAGGTATTATTTTACTTGCACACCCAACCCCGTACTTAGAATACTCAACAGACTCAGTGTTTATTGATCCGTGGAGAAAAATGAAACCTAATTCTAAGTATCTTGTCATACAATACGGAAACACAAGATAATGTTTTACACTAAGGATCATCCGTTATTATATTTTCCTGAAATAGCAGGTAAAAGTTTACAATGGTATTGTGGTGACGATTTAGAAAACTACAATCAGTACAACAAAGAAGGTTGGGAGTATCATAATACTGCTGATAAGTTAGAATACAACTTTAACAGTCTTGGATATCGTACAAAAGAATTAACGGGTCTTAATAACGATTATATTTTAGTGTTCGGGTGCAGTTATACTGAAGGCGTAGGTTTATACGAAGAACAAATATGGTGTAATAAAATTAGCAAGATGTATGATATAGACGTAATAAACTTAGCCAAAGCAGGTACAGGACCTGATATTGTTGCGTTAAATACACAATTATTCATAAAGAACAAATTTGTACTTCCTAAATGCGTCTTAATTCAATGGCCACAATCGTCACGAAAAAGTTTTGCATACACTGAAAAGAAATTGTTTACTAATCAAATAAGATTAGAAGATAGGAATATTATGTTCCTTCCAGACGGAACTGAAGAAGAATACGAAATGATGGACTCAGTTTGGTACCACAAACGTTGGGTTCATGAACAAGGACAAATGAATTATGAGAATTTGTATCATCTAAATAGTGTAAACAATATATGGAACGCACTTGGTGTGCCTGTACATAATTGGACATTCCAAGCAGACTTTAAAACAAAGTATGACAAAGATATGGTACAAACAGTAAAAACAAAGATGACTGGTCGTGCAAGAGATGAGGCCCATGACGGAGAAAGCATACACGACCAAGTTGTCGCACAAATAAAGGATAAAGTAAAATGTATGATATAGTCTTCATAAGTTACGGCGAACCAAACGCTGATGAAAACTGGAAACATATTAAGCAAATGTTTCCTATGGCGAAACGTGTAAAAGATGTTAAAGGTTTACATCAAGCACACATTGCCGCGGCTAAAAAATGTTTTACAAAAATGTTCTGGGTTATTGATGCTGATGCAGAGTTAATGCCAGACTTTGATTTTAATTTTGAGGTTTCCGAGTGGGATTTAGAAACAGTGCATGTATGGCGAAGTATAAATCCGATCAACGACTTGGAATACGGGTATGGAGGTGTAAAGTTATTACCGCGATCACTCACACTGAACATGGACACTTCCATGCCCGACATGACTACAAGTATCAGTGATAAGTTCAAAGCAATGCCAGAGATAAGTTGCGTAACAGGATTTAACACTGATCCTTTGAGTACTTGGCGTGGAGCATTTAGAGAATGTGCAAAATTAGCAAGTAAAACTATTCCAGGACAAGTAGATGAAGAAACAGAGAAGCGTTTGGAAACATGGCTTACTGTTGGTGCTGAAAGACAGTACGGAAAGATTGCAATGCACGGAGCGGCATGTGGTAAGCAATTTGGAGAACACTATAGAGGCAATGTAGAAGCACTTGCAATGTTAAATGATTTTGATTATTTAGAAGAGGAGTTTAATGAACACAAAGATTCCTTTTAAGGATATTGTCAGCCTTGGACAAAAGACAATGCTGGATACTAATCTATTCAGCGTTAGTTGGATCCTCGGCAGGTTTTGTAATTACAAGTGTAGTTACTGTTGGCCTTATGCTAACACTGACAAGCCAGACTATCAGGAATTAGAAATCTATAAAACATCTATTGATGAAATTAAGAAACAAGCAAAAGCAAATGGCTTTGACAAGTTTCATTTTAGTTTTAGTGGAGGAGAGCCTACAGCATACAAAGGCTTTTTAGATTTAGTTAATCACTATGAAGATTATGAAAGTGAATACCTAAGCATACACATGACAAGTAATTGTAGTCCAGCAAAGAAATGGTGGAAGAAGTTTTTAGATGTTACAGATGTTATGGACAGAAGAAGTATTACAGCAAGTTTTCATGCAGAATTTGCAAATGAAAAAGAATTCGGAGATAAACTTTTATATCTCCAAGACGAAGGTGTACTTGTAACTATTAATCAAGTTATGGTACCCGAACTATGGGAGGAATATTATGCCAGAAGTAAAAGATTTATTGAACGGGGTTTACACGTTACTCTTAAGCCTCAGTCTGATCCTACCGCTTCTTTTGTGGTTGATGGTTATACCGAGGAACAAAAAGAAATATTGCGTACCGAAAGCGAACAATCGGTCCATCAAGTATCGCTCAAAGATGTTAATGGAGTAGAATACAGTATTGACCAAGCAGAAAGATTAAATGCTTTTGGTTTTAATAAATTTAAAGGTTGGGAATGTAATAGCGGATATCAAAGTTGTATAATTAGAAACAATGAAGTTAAACGTAGTTACAGTTGCCATGATACACCATTAGGAACATTAACTGAAGGGTTCAGTTTGTTTGATAAGCCAATGCCTTGTATTACACCAAGTTGTGTAAGCAGTGCAGATAGTAAAATACCAAAGAGAAAAATATGAAAATAGGAATAGCAGGATACGGATATGTCGGTAAAGCCATTGCCGAATCTATGAAAGACAAATACGAAGTGCTAATTAACGATCCAGCACTTGGTCATAAAGCAAGTTTTAAAGAAGTACAGGCACTTATAGTGTGTGTAAGCACACCAAGAAGTTCAGCAGGTTATTGTGTAATGGATAATGTGTATCAGGTAATAGAAAAAGCATCTAATGAGATTCCTATACTAATTAAAAGCACAATTAGTCTTGAAGGTTGGCGTATGCTTAAAGATACGTTTCCTGAAAAGGAAATAACATTCAGTCCAGAGTTTTTAACTGCCGCAAATGCAAACTCAGACTTTGCAAACACGCAACAAATTTTACTTGGTGGAGATAATACACAGTTTTGGTCAGGATTTTTTGTAGACTTACTTGGTACTGTTGATGTAAAGATTGCAGATCCAGAAGATCTTGTAATAGCCAAGTATGTACGTAACAGTTATCTTGCATTAAAGGTTACATATTTTAATCAGTTGTATGATTTCTGTGAAAAAGCAGGTGTAGACTTTGAACAAGTAAGGAAATATGTTGCAGATGACTCTCGTATAGGATACAGTCATACTAATGTAACAAAAGAACGTGGATTTGGTGGGCATTGTTTTCCTAAAGACGTAGATGCGTTCTTACATCAAGCAAAAGGATATAATACTGAACTTTCACTGCTTGAAGAAGCAGTTAAATATAATAGTAAGATTAGAAATGAAAATTGATATTCAAGATATTAAGTTCTGGATGGACGCAATTCGCAATAGCGAAGATAAAGATCGTACATTAGAAACTTTCTGGGGTGGTCAAATACAATCCAAGTTATGGTTGATTGAAACTGTCGCTGAAAAAAACAAAATGATCCGAAATGCTGAAATTGTTATACATGGAGGTTGGAATGGATTGTTAGCAAGTATGCTATTCAACAGTGAAATAGGTATTAAGAAAGTTGTAAGTGTTGATGTTGATCCTGTATGCAAAGAAATTGCAACTACAGTAAACAAGAGATACGAAATGGAAGGTAAGTTTGAAGCAGTAACCTGCGATATGGTAGATTACGAATACACAGCAGAACCATACATTGTAATTAATACAAGTTGCGAACATATTACACAAGACAAATACAAAAAGTGGTTAGCAAAAGTTCCTGATTCAGCACAAGTTGTTGTACAAAGTAATGACTACTATGAATTAGAAGAACATATTAACTGTTGTAAGAACTTAGAACAGTTTGCAAGACGAAGTTTGTTAGATGTAGATATTAAAGACGAAATAGAATTACCCAAATATAAACGTTTTATGGTTATAGGAAAGAAAAAATGATTCACAGACTTACACAATACGGTCAACTTATAGAATTAGACATCACAACAGATGCTGAGGCAATGATTGCTTGGGCAAATGAATTTGATTGGGTAAAATATAATCCACGTAAGGATATTAATCGTTGGGGTTTAAGTATTACAAGTTTAGATGGCGGTATTACAGGTGTACCAGACTTAGATAGTTTGTATGAATATAACAAAGAAAACAAAACAGGATATAACGAAAAAGATTTTAATGTGCCTACACCAGTTCTAAACAAACAAATAGAAGAAGTGTTAGAACCTTGGAAGGACAATTACTATAGAACACACTTTTTAAAGTTTGGTCCAGGCGGATTCTTTCCTCCACATAGAGATTGGAACTACAGTTCAGGTAGAGCAGACAGTTTTAGATTGATAATGCCTTTGCGTAATGTTAATCCACCTTATTTTAATTTTGTATTAGAAGATAAAATGCTACATTGGGAAGTAGGTAGACTATACTTTGTAGATACTTTAAAAATGCACTACCTATTCAATAGTGGCTTTAATGATAGTTACTGGTTAATTGTAAATGTTGATCTAAATCCAGACACTGTTAATGCTACACTTGGGAGATTAAATCAAAAGTAATGTATAACTACGAAGATATTACATCAATACATTTAGAAGTAACTTCTAAGTGCCAAGCAAGATGTCCTATGTGTCCAAGACGATTACATGGCGGACCGTTACTTGAAGGCTTAGACTTGGAAGAAATATCTATTGACACA